TCAATCAAAGATCGTTTTGAACATCGGCACCAACAGTTTATTCCCGTATTCACTTACATGATTATCATCATAATAAATAGGGCGCCCGCTATATGTGCTTTCACATTTTCCGTCGCTACAAACCAGCGGTAATGGATTCAGGATTTTCACGCCGCATTTTTCTGCAGCTTCGTCCTGCGCTTGCCATACAAACGAATGACGTTTCATATAGTCAGCTTCCGACAGATAAATATGAGGCGCGTCCTTCCCCAACATCATGGCCCGTGACAGCGTTTTAGGGACATTAGACATCATTTCCGGCATAGGCCGCATCATGAAAACAGGATGTTTGGCGGCCAACTCACAGGCAGACTCAACCAAAGATGACTTGAATTCCGCGAGGAATTCGGGCTTAGGAGTCTTGCTGATATCAGAAAAATAGACGATCGGCGTACGTGTTTTTTCTTCAACATTATGCCGTCCAAAAGCATACACCGAGGTTCTGTTGATGATCACGATAGGAATAGCACTATCCAGGCTTGCCAGTTTTTTCCGCTGCCATTGATTGAAGCCATAACAATCCTGATGATCCTCAGCTTCACCAGGTACCGTTTTAGCCCGGTAGAGCGTAGGACAACCCGCATAGGTAAGATTCAACACGCCATCTTCTTTGCTTGGCAATGCCGCTTCCACGGCTGTCACCATGGCATTACCATGGCTATCACCGACGACCACCGCCTTAATTTCACTGCCGCCGAATACGCATCCCGGCGAGGTCGTGCCCGTCGTAGCGAAGCAGTCAGCGTGCTTGGGGTTGGAATTGAGACTTTCATTAGCGATAAGATCGATCTGTTCCGGTACGCGGTTGATAAAATGGTGTTTAAACATGACGACAGTAGCGGCGCAGATAATCACCATGCAGGAACCGATACTGAAAACATTCCCCCAATCGCTTTGCTTAGCTAATTTCTTGCGAGCCGGATTTTCAATAAAACGCAGAGAAAGCTCACCTAAAACCAAACTGAGCAGTAATCCTCCCAGCACCCATCGCCAATCTCCCGCGGTATTATTGTAAGCAAGAAAAACCACTACGGGCCAATGCCAAAGATAAATAGAGTACGACGAGACACCCACTCGCTCTGCAATATAGTTCGAGGTAAAAATTGAGCCCTGTCTAGCCGCAGCAAGCACCAGCATCGCCCCCGCCACTGGCACCATCGCATAGACTCCCGGCCATGCAAGCTTAGGGGTGAAAAACACGATTGCGACAACGATCAGGATGAAACCCACCAGCTCCATCATTTGAGCTTTAGTTTTCGAGAAGTGGCTATTTCGAGTCAGCCACCATACGGCCCCTCCTGCCAACATCTCCCACGCCCTTGTCGGCAACAAAAAGAACGCGGCGCTGGGTAAGGTGACAGCTAAATAGCAAGCGAGTGCAAAGGAGAGCAAAAAACCGCCAAACAGGGTGAGTTTCACCCCAGACGTTTTCCAAAAACGCCACATAACCAACAAAACGACGGGAAGTGCAATATAGAATTGCCATTCAACCGATAATGACCAAGTATGAAGCAGCCACTTTTCATGCGATGCGGCATCAAAATAGCCGGATTCTTTCCAAAACTTTACGTTTGAAATAAACAGCGCGGCAACCAGCACATGCTTTGAAAGGGTATTGTAGTCTACAGAGGTGAGGAAAAACCAACCGAGAATCAGTAGGGTAAAACTCAAAGCCAACAATGCGGGGATGATTCTGCGTGCGCGAGCCAGATAGAAGCGCCAAAGGGAGAAGTTGCCATTTTCTATACCAGAAACAATTATTTGCGTCATCAGGAAACCTGAGATCACAAAAAACACATCCACCCCTACAAAGCCACCAACAAAGCCAGGAACGCCAAAATGGAAAAGAACGACAGCGATTACTGCCCAAGCGCGAAGCCCATTGATGTCATGCCGGAAAACCCTTGCATTAGAAGACATAGCAACACTCATTAATCAAGATTTATGCAGATAGCGAAGACGTCGCATTTTGCACCATGAGTAGAATTTTACCTATAGCAGCCCTCAATTAATCGGATTTTTACCACTCAGCAGAGAACCCATTTTGATAGAGACCGCATGGTAGCGGAAGTCTCGTCGGGGAATAAGGGCATCCCTCTTAGTGAGGTTTTTCTTAATTCCCTTTCTGGCTGCACAGGATCCGGCATAAAAGGCTTTGACGAGGAGCATCGCCCTCAGAAAGTCCGGGGATGGCCTTACTTGGGTATAGCCGAGTGCAACCATAGCGGTACTTGGAAAATACAATAATTGAGGGGAAATAAGGGCAAAAAAGACTTGATTTAGGGAGGCTCAAAATGGCACGCCCTATAGGATTCGAACCTATGACCTACGGCTTAGAAGTTCCTAGAATCACCATTTAACACAGTAACTTACCGCATCAAACCGCGCTCACACGCCTCAAGATGCAAAAAGATGGAAAACCATACCAACAGATGTGAAAACATCCATGTCCCACATTTGTCCCATCACACCCCGATCACTGCCACATCCACTACCCCTCCCAGGGTTGAGGTTAATGTCGGCCTTATACCTACCCCAGCTGGCCACGTTAGCGTTAATGTTTCCCCTCCGCTGCTCCCAGTAGATACGTTTGTAATTGTCCCGGCGAGGCTATCAAGCCGCTTGTTTGCAACCCACGCCATTGTTACCAGCGCCGTCTTCGCATAAACGTGGATCACGCCATGGTCAGGAGCATAGATAGAGGTTGGGATTTGCTGGGCGGTATTGGCTACTAAAGTTAGCTTTCCTTTGCCAACAGGGAGCTCTTGCGGCTGCAGGGTTGGCTCATCCGTGTATGGGGTGATATATCGAAGGTTACCTGCTGCAAGCACGACGTTAACTACGTTAACCGTTCCACCGGTTGCTGATGGGGCGTTAACGCATACATCCCAAATAACTCGGTTAGTACTGTTAGGTACTCGTACAGTGGCGACGTATAGGCTACCTTGGCGAACCCATTTTTCGGTATATCCGATAGGACTTTGGAAGTCTTCCAGGTAACTGGTAACCGTTATCCCCGTTGAATCCCCGATGCTTCCTGCAAAAACATATGCGGTACACGCCCCAGTAAACGACGTGAATTTACGCTGAACCAGGCCAACACCATTTGGGGGGGTTGAGACTGATGAAGTGATCAGGCGACCTGAAACAGTGACGTTGTTGCTAACACTGAACCCATATGGGACGTTATCTGGCGAAATAGAAGTTAATCGTGAGTTAGCAAGCAAGTTAACCGGGTGAGCGTTAAGCACCGTGGTTGTTGCACCGATCGTCACTTCGCCATCAACAACGTTAGATTGCGTGGCGTTGTTGAACTCCATGTTAGGCATCGCTGGCACCAGGAACCCACTAAGCTGAACCCTAGCCCCCGCCGCTGATCCAAAATTAAACCAGCGCAGTGGCAACGGTCCTGTTGCAGGACTGCTGTTTGGGTCATCAATCTGGAATTTCCATCCGTCGAACTGGTAGCTTGTTACTTGGCTTGCAACCGGATTGGTAAGCATTACACCACCAGTCAGCGTGCAGTATCGACTGATAAAGGTACCGCTTGAAACTCGCCACGCCATTGCGGTGTTTACGTCGGAAACCAGAAGCGTACCGCATTTGTCCACCAGTACGTTTTCACCCGTGATAGTACACAGTCGCACACCGCCGTTTTGTCGGTTGGTGAACACCACGTTCTTACCGAACACGTGGATTTGGTTAACGAAAATGCCATCATGCTGTTCAAAATAAAATGCGCAACTGGTTGGCATCATCGCCGCTGCATCGATAAATGCCCACGCTGGACGCGTCACGTTTGGGTTGATATGCACATTTAGGAATCGGCCGACATCGGCGGAACTAAAGACATGGAAATCTTTATTGATAGCATAGCCGTAGGTGTTCATCACAAACGGACACTCACCGGCCATATATGCGAAGTTCCACGCACCGACATAGCGCACGTTGATAATTGCTGCAGATCTGCGTGTCGAGTAAAGGAACCAGCCATACTGAATAAAGTCAGACGCTGACGTTGCGTTTGATGGCTGCTGATAGATAACAGAGAATCCGCAAAGAACGTTATTGCCAGCGTTCGTGCCAGAGCTTGTAAAGCAGTTAACGCCAGCAGGCAATTTAATGATGAGCGTTGCATCATATGCGTAATCATATGGCAGCCCGTCAGTTTGCGGTCCTTGCGTCAGCGCCTCGTGGTTACCTACGATGCTCATACCCGGTGGTAGCGTCCAGCCAGTTGGGCCTTCCAGTACATATTTACCGTGAAGCTTCAGAACCCGACGGGTTGGCTCAGTGGTATTGAAAAAGGCGATCGCCCTCGTCATGGCATCATAGCTATTCGTCGCGCCGGTAGGGTCACCGCCAAACATATCCAGTGAATACCCAAGTTCGGCCTTTACAGTGGTGTAATTAAACTGCGTTCCTTCCGGGTAGCCGATACCAATTTTACCTGCACCTCCAGGGCCAGCGAACTCACCCGGGTCATACTTAAGAACGTTGGGGAAATAGAACTGCTGCACGCCGTATGCGTCATAAACCGCCATGCTGTGCGTAGTTGTCGTGGTAAATTTAGCTATCTGCCCATTGTAAACAGGAAAACCCGCCGGACCGATTATCATCGGCTGCGACACCGGAATGGAACTTCCGTCTTCGTTTTCGAGATATGCCTGAATCTGATTCTCAGGAATGGTCGGATCGGTATCAATTTTGCCGATATAAATCCGTCCATTTGCGGCAGCTTTAAATGCTCTAGCCAGCGTGAACAACTGAGTCGGCATACTTACGACTACGCTAGGGTTGGTTTCAGCCATTCTTTTCTCCAGGCGTGAGGAATCCCCACAGGTCACGCCTGCGGTGGTTTTTAGGTATAAAAAAAGCCCGACTGGATAGCCGAGCCCTGGTGTTGGGTGCTGTTACATGTAGTGAATTATTAGAATGATCATTACCCAGAATGCTAAGCATAATGCTACGACTGCAAGCCAGGCGTTACGGCGATTCCATCTCATTTTTTCCACCTTTTGTACTGCTATGCACGACACTACTAATCGGTGGGTAAATCATCAAATTGGAACTACAGATCAATAACTTGATATTGATCGGCGGTGGCGATCGATGCGTTTAACTAGGTGAAATTACATAACTTTTATTGCAATAAGTCCACGGTGGACTTATTGAGGGCGTGCCAAATGCAATCTATGATGCAAGTATTTGGCATAAGGCGTGTCACATGGCTCGTGATGATCCTCACTTTAACTTCCGCATGCCGCTGGAGGTTAGGAACAAGCTTAAGCAAAGAGCGGAGATGAATGGTCGATCCATGAACTCAGAATTGCTAAAGATAGTTAATGAAGCCCTCGATAAACCGAGCGCAAAAATTGGTTACTCAAGTGAATCTGAGAGGCTTGCAAGCATTCAATCTGAAGAGTTCAGAACAGTGATTTTTGAAACTCTAAACAAGCTTTATAACGGAGTAAAAAGCAATGGATGAAAAAGACTATATAAAAAAAACCAACAATTGCGTTGATGAATATGCCGATGCATTTGGATATTCATCGTTTGGTTATGGCTTGGAGCGAACTGGATCAATTGCTTTTTTTAAGCATGTAGCAGTGTGGCCATCAGATGGCGGTACAAATGTTGAAAACATTAAACTAAACATGGCGACAATTAGAATGCCAGAATCTCTTATGCTAGACCTAGCAAGATTCATTATTGAGCAGCATGAAAAATCCACGCAAGATACAGATGAAGGGACTGAAAAAAATGGTGGCCAGTAGGGACTATTTTGCTGATCTCTCTAAATCCGAACCATTCCTAACAGTTGAGACATTCAACCGTGGAACTAGGCCTTCTATAAGACCAGTAAGATCCGCAGCTTCTTCTAGTGAATTAAGAGGTAGCCACCAGAAAGCATACTCAGCAATCAGCCATGAAGATGTGCTACTATCAAGTAGTCCTTCTAGAGGAGATAGTTCCAGCATGTCATCTATGAGCCGTGAAGAGATAGACGCAAAACTTGGCCAAAGCAAGGCGGAAGCTGAAGCTACCGCAGCCCTGGTTCGCGCCGAGATAGCATCATTTCGAGAGTTCCAGGCTCAGCAATTTGCAACTATGAACACCTCACTTGGCGAGATAAAAGGAAGCATTTCAGCATCTAACGGAGAGATAGCAGGTCTAAAAGGACACATAGACGGCCTAAAAACTTCCGTTTCTACAACCCAGTGGCTAGTGGGGGCAATTCTTGCTATTTTGGCTATCATTCTTGCCATCCCTCAAGTGCAGGTTTACTTTAAGCCTACTGAGAAAGTGGAAGTATCATCTCAAGTTAAGCCAGCCGCACAGGAACAACATTCGGCCACTGGTAGAGATAATTCATCTCAGAAATAGCCCACTTAGGTGGGTTACCTGTGACTTAAATTCATGACCCTATCTTTTTATCATTGCCATCCATGGCGGAGGTTGTTGTGGAAATGTATTTAATAGCCTTGGTATTTGCAATATCGATTTCAATCGTAATTGCCAGAATATCAACAAAGTACAAACAACTTAACAATAAGGTTGATGTACTAGAATCAATAATCTCAGACAGGCTATCTGAAATTGAAATCAAGTTGGGAATGTTGACATCTTTTAATGAATCAAATGACTTGTCAATTGACGAAATAAAATCAGAGCAGAAGATTATTTATAGTGAGATAGATAGACATAAAAAAATAATTAACTCACTAATGAAGTAACTACTATTCGCCACTATCATTCATTCCACTGATAGTGGCGACAATTCCTGCTCTTGATAACCTTTCAAACCCATCGCTTCCTACTGCATCTCGAATCGCTTTCACAGCCACCTTGTTAGCCATGAATCTGCGTTCTGCTTCAGCGACTGCCTGAGGAGTGGCGCCAGATTTAACGGCCTTGGTAGCTTCCTGAATCGCTTTTTCAATCGCGTATCTCCCACTCCTTGTTTTTGATATCTTGGCCACTGCGCTCTTGATTACTGCACCGGCAGTAGCACCTACCGTGGCACCTATAACACCGCCACCGGTAGCGCCTACAACAGCGCCTGCAGTAGAGTTACCTGTTGCATCAAGAACGGTTTGAGCGATCTTTGGAAGGCCTGAATCTAATGCCTTCAAAACCTCAGTGGTTCGCCCGGTTCTTTCAACGTACTGTTGAGGCTTAATTGCAGCTCTTGCCAGGGTTCCATATGCATCAGCAATTCGACCTAAATCTTTAGAATATCGATTGATCGCATTTACGTTCTGAGGTGTTAGTAGCGTAGCGATATGGTTAATCCCTGCAGCATCTGACCTGCCCCCCCTCACGCCATGTGTGATTGCATCTTGCAGGATTGAAGATATCGCAGGGACTCGCTCGGCCTCTGGTAGCGCTGAAATGATAGAGTGAAACCCTGATGGACCATTAAGGCCTTTAGCCGATGATGACTGCAGAGCCTTAACGCCATTAGTTACCAGAACGTCATTTGCCAGACCGCGACCAAAAATTGACTCTGCATTTTCTTGCGCCGTCAATCTCGCCTTAGAAAGGTCATTGGCACGCGTCCAATCATCAATAAATCCTCCCTGCTCTGCCATGTTGCGCATATCATCAGTGATCGCCCTGCGAACCTCTCCAGCTCGACGAGCTGCGTTAGCCTCTCCGCTGCGGATATATTTCTGCTCTGCGTCAGCAAACTTTGCACGCCAAGCCTTCATCCCATCAAACGTTACCCCGCCACGATTTGCTCCCAAGAGCTGCTTCATTTCAGGACTGAGCGGCACGCCAGCAGATCGCTCACCTTGGATAACGGCGTTCGCGTTGCTTAGTGGCATCTTCTGATTGGGCATTGTCGCCCTTACGTCATCCCATGCGGCGCGTTCCGCATTTTTCATCTCATCAAGGCTCCCCATGATTCGCTGCTTTATGGATGAGCTTTTTTCTGATGCAGTACCTGCCGCTGCGCCGAGATCATCAAGATTTTGGTTAAACTTAGAAGAAATCTCGTTAAATGCAGCCTGATGAGCATCCTGAGCAACTCCTGGTGTCGATGCAAGCGCACCCTCCGCCTGAGCGACGCCGCGGCTTCCTGAGCGCATACCTGGCGTTAGGGCGTTGATATCCACACCGGCGGTTTCTGCTGCCCTTGCGATGTCGTCGGTGACATTAGCGGCCTGACCGGCAAGCACGTCACGCCCTGCAGCTGTTCTTGCAAGATTGGAGACGTCATTCGCGGTCTCAATTGCCGCTGGATTTGCAGCAGCTGCTTGCGTAGCGCCGGTTCTAGCGCCGGACATTGCTCTGATACCGCGTAGTGCTGCAGGCGCGCCAAGTAATGCAACATTAAGCAGCATTTCCTTTGATGCATTAGACGCAAAATCACCCTGTTCATTGCCCGCGTTAGCAATAGAACCAATCATTGCTCCAGCTACTGGCCCAACACCTGGAGTTAGATAGTTGCCAATCGCTTCACCAGCCTGTGCGTAAGGGTCTGTTGGGCGATTTACCGGCCTGTAAACCGGATCAAGAACATCGCCGCCGCCAACTGCTCGGCTACCAGCGTTTACGAGGTTTGCACCACCCTGAAGGATGTCGAACGGGATGTTAGCCAACCCCCTCGCCGCCTGCTCAATATTCTGCGATGCAGTTGGTGCAGGAGCTTGCTGTGCCCATGGTTGTGATGATTGCTGAGCCAATTGAGCGAGCTCGGCATCTGAGCCTGGAGCAGCTTGCTGAGTCCACTGGGCAAAGCGTGGATCATTGACGTAATTTACCGTCTCTGTTGGAACCTGAGTCTTCTCTCCGCGCAGATATTTTTGGACATTCCCTGGGCCCCAGTTATACGCGGCTAGAGCTGCAGATACGTTGCCATCGTGAGCGTCGATCATCTGCTTTAAATAACGCGCCCCAGCCTCCACCTGCATGGCAGGATTGCGCTTCAGCTCTTCTGGGTCATAACCCATTCCGCGAGCGGTGTTAGGCATCACCTGCGTAAGGCCGATAGCTCCCTTACCGCTCATGGCATTGGCATTCCCGCTGCTTTCCTTGCTGATTACCGCTCCGAGCAATCCAGCGGGGATTCCAAAGCGCTGCTCAGCATCAGAAACAACATCGCCGCCTTGTTGCGGTGGCGATTGCTGCGGCTGCTGGTATTTAGTCCATGGCCCATCGGAAGGAGACTCGGCCGGTGCTGCGTTCTGATACTTTTCCCATGGGCCTGCCATTAGTCTTTTCTCCAGCTACTAGGATTACTTGGGTCGCCGCCAAGAAAGGTATACCCACCTTCGCTCATGCCAGCGCGTGGGGCTGATCCACTCCCGCTCTGCGAATTATTGAAGGCGTCGATTTTCTGCTGATAGGTGTCAACAACAGGCTGCTGCTTCTGCAGATATGAAGTCTGCCGCTGCAGAACTCGCTGCCAGTTATCGATTGCCGAACGCGCCGCCTTTGGTGACATGTTTTGGTTTATAGCGAGGAAAGCTCGAGCTGCAGCTTGCCCCTCTGAATCTGAAACTGGACCAGTCCCTTTCATGCCAATTACGCCCATCAACCTCGCCTGACCTTGCATCTGCTCGATCTTCGCCCATGCGTCGGCTGACTGCGTTCCAGGGATGCGCGAGTTAACCGTGCCACCGAACCCGAACACGCCATCAAATACATCTGGCGGAATATCCTTTACTTGATTCACGGTGTCATACATCCCAGCTACGTTATTAACGTTGCTTTGATGCGCGCCAACATAGTCCTGCATCTTCTGCACCGACGCTTGTTGCGTGGCAAGGGATTTAGCGCTGTTCTCACCCGCTTTCAGGCTTAACTCTAGGCGCTTGTTCGCATTATCAGCCTGGTTCTTCTGAGCGGTAAGGTTTAGCTGCTGCTGACCTTGCTCAAGCTGACCTTGCTGATAAGCTGCTTGCTGTTGCAATCTCTGCTGGCCGAGATTTAGATTGGCTTGCGCAATCTGCCCGGTTTGCCGCAGCTTGGCATTGTTGCCGACGATATCGAAATACTTATCGCCCTGTGCAGCGAGGCCAAGCGTGTCAAAGAGCTGTGCTGCTCCCTGCGGGTTCTGCATGCCCATCTGCGCCAATACATTTGGGTTAGCGCCAATGCGCGACAAATCACCCGCATTCTTCTGTAGGTACTGGCCATAAGTTTCTGGCCCTTGAGATAATGCCAGTCGCAATCCAGCCGCCTGATTTGTCATGTCGCTTTTCTGCTGGTCATTCAATCCTGCAACAGCTTGTTGTGCCTGGGTGACGAATGCAGGATTGGCTGCGGCGAAATCACGGAGCGAAGATGTATCTCCAGATTTCCAAGCATTTGCGTGCGCTTGGTTGAATGCTTTTTGGGTTTCCATCATCTTCTGCTGCTGTATTGCACCAGCTACGCCAGCCAGTCCTTGCAGCCCAGTAAGAGCAACGTTGTTCGCACCAGATCTGGCGATGTCATTGTTGTCGCGGATCAGGCCTAATGTAGTGTTAATGTCGCTGGCCTGAGGAGCATTGGCATTCATGCCGCCAATCCCGGCCAGTAGGCCGCCAGAGTTACCAGCCTGTTGCCATGTAGCCATTAGAACAACCCTCCCAGCAGCCCAAGGCCGCCACCGATCGCCGCACCTAATCCTGTCCCCAATCCTGGAATGATGTTACCTAGTTGAGCACCAGCCATTGCCCCGCCAGCTAGGCCGCCAATCCCCTGCTGAAGTCCAGATGGGCGGTTAGCGTTAGCAGCGGCCAGCGATGCGCCCTGCATCGACAGCTGACCTGCGTTATTTGCGAAGTTAGCCCCGGCGTTAGCCTGCCCCTGCAGCGCGCCGAGACCGATATTTGCCAGGTTCTGATAGTTGTTCATCTGGCCTGAAAGCCAGTTTTGCCCCAGCGTAGGAGCTATTGTCGCTAAGCCGTTGCTGGTAGCGGTGCTACCAAGGCCGCCGGTTGCTTCTGCTGATGCCAGTTGCTGGTATCGCGCCTGGTTGGCGAGGTCTTTGTATTGGCCAGAGTTGTAATAATCGTTCAGCGCTGATTGCTGGCCGCCGAGCGTGGAGAGGTTTTGCAGTTGGCCGATATATTGCTGAGCTAGCGGAGTGAATGGCGCGAGGTTTCCCATGATGCGCTCAAACTGCTGGTTTTGCAGGTCAGCAGCGTATTTCGTTGCATCGGCAGCAGCACCAGCGCCACCATCGCCACCACCACCTTTGCCGCCCTTTTCAGCTCGCACGGGCTCTTCCCGCAACATGTATTTGCGGTTAAATGTCATTGCAAAATGCATAGCGTGATTCCTATTTGGAGTGCTGTTCCAGGAACTCCGTCAGCTCTTCGCGAGTGGCGGCATAAAAAGTGACATCATCGGTTCCCTTGAAATACTTTCTGATGGTGCCGACACGCCTGAGGCCAAGCATCGTGCAGTAAATCTGACCATGCCGGAACTTGCGCGCGGCGAATGAGGTGACGCATTGCACGTTGAAGTTATCCAGGATGAATCGCCAGAAAGCCAAGCCGATTTTCTGGCTAAATCCGCGCGCCTCTTTCAGATACATCGCGTGACAGTCGAACGTCAGCGGCTGGATTTCGTGAAAGTAGATGATTCCTCCGAACTGACCATGCACATGCACCTCGAAATAACGATGTCCGGGCTGATAATCGAACCCGTCACCGTTATTGCTCCCTGCGATGATGTCGGGATGGTTGCCGACAGCCTCAATCAGGTCAATGTTCCGCGTTGGTTTGAATTCAATCATCAGTTAATCAACCCATGTGCTCTCAGGTCATCCTCAAGCGCTTTAATGCGCTGACGAGCCTGAGTGAGTGAGTCTGCGATTTGCTGGATTTGCAGGACGTTCAAAACACCTATCGTCCATGCCTGGTTAGCATCGAATGCTCCGCGATAAGCCGTGCCAGTTGCAGCTGTCCATCCTGTTCGCTGAGCGCCGACCACCTTAACTCCTGAGACGTTATACGAAACACTAACGTTAACGGCGCCGAGGATGTTAGCGTGACCACCTACTTGCAGCGTGTGAGAAGTTGGCGTAACAATTGGCCCTACAAGGAATGCCCCGCCAGATGATTGCACTGACTGATTTGTCGAGACTACTTTTGATACGTAATTGGCTTCGATGGTCGAAACCTTACCCTGCAGAGTAGTGATATTCCCCTCTGCAGTGGTAACGCGAGTTGTCAGTGAGGCGACATTCGTTTGCAGGGATGTGATGTTATTTTCTGCCGTCACAATGCGAACCGTCAGGCCTGAAATATCCGTCGTGTTCTGGGTGATGCGGGTTTCGTGATCGGCTAACTCAGCCTCGTTGGCAGCGATCCTGGCTTCGTGGTCTACCAATTCCGCTTCAGCAGCGGTGATGCGTGTCTCATGATTTGCTAAGGTTGCTTCTGCTGCTGTAATTCGCTGCTCATGATTGATGAGCGTTTGCTCGGCTTCCTCGATCCTTTCTTCATGATCTGCCAGTACTAAATCCTGCTCGTCGTTCTTTTGCTGCGCATCCCATGCACCCTGGCCAGCCTCATTAGCCTTTCCTGCCACATTCCCAAGGTCAGTACCTTGTTGAATTACGTAAAGCAGGTAAGGCTGAGAGAAGATATTGCGAGGCAGGAGCGTGGCATCGATGCGCGTAGCTTGGATGATTACCGGCTCTTTCAATCCATCATCAGCCATCATTCAATCCTCAATGAGCAGTCAGATAGAGTCACCGGCGATCGGGTAATCACGCGCACTTTGAAGCCGATGTTTTTCCTGACGCGGCCAATACGACACCAGATAGCTCGCTTGTCGTAGATGAATGGGGCGTTGTAATCGACCATCTGCTCGCGGCCATAGTTCGAGCCATCTACCGTGGCTGAGATGAAGAGGCGCTCAGCCCACTGAGACACACCCGTTGCTGATTCGAGCTCAAAGTCGAACACCCTGGCGTTATCGGCCTTAAACATCGGCGTGAAAAGTAGGTGCTCAGCTTGTTTGTCGTATTGTGCGGATGAGTCGAATTTAAGGGCGCCAATGACAGCTTCTAACTTGTCACCCACCGTCACCTGGTTTCCTTCGAATACATAATCAATGGCGCGATGCACGTCATCGAATAGCCCAGTCTTCAGGATGCACCACTGCGGCCCACTTTGGCTGGCGGTAGCGTCATAGCACAGGACATGGCTAGGAAGGTGGACAATCAGCAGTTCATGGCTATCAAACCGAATTGACTCCAGGACGCCAGTGGCCAGCTCGTCTGCCGTGTAGCTGCGCAACACTTTCTCCACGGTTGCGGTGGCAATCTGCGATGCTTGGCCATTGTTGATCATGTAGATGGATGGCGCGCCAGTTGACTGATGGCTGATGAAGGCAAATGAGTCCATGAACTCAGTTTTGCAGTACGTCCCTGCAATTCCCTTCTGCACCATCATAGATGGTTGAGCAACATAAATTGCCGCAGATGTATCTGCTGATCCAGTCAGAGAGAAATACTCAATAGTGCTGCTGCCAAACATCACGACGAAGTCACGCCACACACCACAGCCAATAATGCCATCTGGCTGGCTCTCTGCCGTATAGAACGGACGAAATCGGTCTGGGTGCGATTCGTCTTCCAGGTCTGTTACACCAAAGGTCTGAGTGCCATCCTTCACCCAAATATAACGACCGCGTGCGCGGCAAGTATCTCTCACCTTGCCAATGTCATATTGAGCGAATGCAGTGCCATTAACTTCTTCAGGCCAGTTCTGTAGCGTCTTATTAGAGCCATCATATCGATACAGGGTAAGGATTCCATTCGAAGCCACTGCTTGACTGGTGGCACTGTGAGCCATGCTAACTCTTGCGCTAATTGCCACATCGCCACGCTCATTCCTGCCTTGATACAGCTTGCCTCCGGCAACGCGATAAACCACGTTTTGCACCGTATTGTATTCAGCCCCAAGAGATGTTCCTGCAACATCATTGATTTTATCCAAGCCAGGAAATGATCTGAGATACCCAGATGCGTTCAGAACCTCTTTCGGCGTCGCCAGCATGTTCACGGGAAGCAAATCGACGTAATCAGCATTGCGGTAGTCTTTGCCAAGGCCTTTGGCTAATGGCAGCTTTTGGATTGGCATGTGTCACCTACTGATTTGGAATGTCGCCGTCAATCGGCGGAAGATCGCCTGGGTAATATCGGTCGATGGTAAACACGTCGTATTTGTTGCCCTGCCCAAGCGGGAAATCTCCGCGACGGCGCATCGACGGAACAACGAGCGTGTCAGTCAGCAGTGCGTCATATGAGCGCTGAGCATTGGTGAGAACTTGAGGCGATGGCTCTACGCCATAATCAGACAGCATGCGGAGGATTAGCTGATAGCCAACTGCATGCTTGTATTTGCGCGGCAGTCCAGAGTCATCGTCTGGTAACGGCTCCTCGCCATCCGCCGCGAACAAATAACCGACGTTTCCAGGATTGATCATCCATTCAGCCATCATGTCTTCTAGGTCATGAATGGCATCCTCGACAGATTGAGGCTCTACATCAGTTAGAGTTGCGTTTGAAGCTACTGCGGGTTTTCTGAGAGCGAATAAGACGATCTCACCCTTTGTCAGAGTCGTTGCCATTGTCAGCCGCCTTGCGCCCACGTTTAACAACCGGCTTGATGTCGTCAACGGAAGCCACAAAGCCGAGCTTTTCGTAAATTGGGAAGTCTTTCTCTGCGATTACAGCCTGAACATGGCCAGCTTCGTTATCAGCAGCCATAAAGATGCTCATGCGATCCATTTCGCCTCCAAAAAATAAAGGGGCCGAAGCCCCTCTTGATTACGGATTGCCGAAGAACTGGCCGCCCATGTGTGGATTGAAGCACACGTAGGCTGGCAGCAGGTCGAAACGCATTTTCTGTACGTTAGCGTCGCCGTCCGAGTATTTGTGTACGCGGATAGAGAAGCCTTCGTAAGTTGCGACTGCAGAGTCGATGCTGTTCAGTTTTGGCAGAGGAATGGTGCCCAGGCCGCAGAAGAACTTGTTATAGAACAGGTTCGGCTTCATGGTCTGGCTTGCAGTACCGATTACAGTCACCGCATCACCTGCTGCAACCTGACGGTTAACGGCGTTGTATTGCGGATTGGTGGTATCGTAAATCGGCACGCCTGACAGCGTAACCGTAACCGCGCCGCCAGCGGTGGAGTTCGCATCGGCCAGAACGGTTGCAGTGAAGCTGATAGGTGCAGAGCCGTTATAAAGCACTTGCTTGCTCTGCTGCTGCAGCCAGTAGGTGTTGGTGAACTTAATCTGGTCGCCAGCTTTCAGGAAACCGGTGACAGATGCGGTTGCGCCGGTCAGTGTTACCTGGAACTGGTAGGTGTCTTTCACCGCGTTATAGGTCACGGTCGGAGCAGTTTGCACTGTCAGTGTGCCACCGAACGCGCCTTGCGTGCGGGATGCCAGGCCGTTAGACATCAGCGCGCGAATTCCACCGAAGTTAGTGGAGATCTGCGCGTTTTCCCAGGCAGTGCGAACCAGTTGGTCGGCTGCGTGCAGACCAGATTGCGCGTCGGCCAGGCGCTGGGCGGACCATGGATCCATTACCGCGTAGTTTTCACCTTCAACCACGCCCAAATCCTTCAGGAAGGATGCGGTTTGAGCCACATCAGACCATTTGTTGATCGGGGTATTGGGGCTCCCCAGAGCCAGTGCGCCGTTGTTCATCATGAACTTGGCCAGCTCAGTCTCCAGGTCAGTTACGATGCGCTGACGAACCGGAGCCAGGATTTCTTCCAGCTGGTTCAGCTTGATAGCTTCTTCCAGTTGCTGATACTCGACGGCAACGGTGATGTAGTTACCGACGCGGCCAGTTGCTTTGCCGGAGATCAGGTTGTTCTTCGATTGACCGGAGATGTCACCAGTAGGGGTGCGCAGAGATGAGAACTGATGCGGACGTTTGAAGCTTACACTATCGCCGGTATTGGAGTTGATTTCTCCTGCCAGCAATTGACGGTCTACGGTTTTTGCCAATACCAGGTCTGACATGAAACCAGGCAGGAATTTTTTCAGGACGATTTGACTGACGTTACTGTTTAAATCATTGGTAGCCATTTAGCTGTTCCTTATTCGATTTTAGCGCCGGGGCAGAGTTTGTTGAAATCATCTTGTTTCGCATCAGCGCCGCCACCACGAACCTCCGGCTCTGGCTTGATGGCTTTCTTAGGCTTCGGTGCCAACTTCACTTGCTGGCTAATCTGGCCTAAGAGGAATGCTGCGCGAATTGGGTCTGTCTCAGCGGCTACACGCTGGCGTAGTTGTTGGCTCTTACCAAGCCCGTAGGCAATTAGTTCCGAGCCTTCGTCGGCGCAGTGAATAATGATTTCCTTATGAAGGTCGGGGACCTCAGAGCGCACGATTTCCTCCATCTCCTGGTAATCTTTCACCGGAAGTTTGGCGGCGCGCTGCTTATGGGCTTCGACTCTCTGTTGGAAACGTTGCTGAGATTCCTGCTGCTGACGTTGCTGCTGTTGTTTAACCTGCTCAGCACGGCCTTTCTTCTCATGCCAATCAGTCATCGCCTGCTCAAACGCTGCTTCGTCGTAATCGCACGACTCCAAGGTCGGCTTTGGAGGAATAACGTCTGATTGCGGTTGCTGCGCTTCTGCTGGCTTGGATTGAATCTGCTCAAGCTGGCGGCGTAGCTCCCGGTTTTCTTTTTGTGTTTCTTTGAAGCCCTTGCGAAGCTCTTTCACCCATTGAGGAGCGGGTTGCCCATCAATGTGGTCGTCTTCTTCAGGGTTGAGGCTAATTTCTTCATCACCGATTTGCAGTGAGTAATCCTCTGGCTGCTCTTCGGGCTGTTCACTTTCGGCCTTTTTCTCTTTCTGCTCAGGTTCTTCCTGTGATTTCTCCTCAGGCTTTTCCTTTGCTTCAGTGACTACTTCTTCGGCTTCTTCCTGTTTTTCAGACAGGTCAATAACCTGACCGTCGATGATCAGTTCGCTTTCCATTGATTACTCCTGGTTAACTCGGCATTGAGTCTGCCGGTGACTGTGGTGATGTGGGGATTTGTTCTTGCTGGGATTTAAGGAGGTCGTTCAGGAGCTGAATTGCATCCATAACCCCTTTCTTGTTGATGTTCTGTGCCTGGGAAAGCTTGTAGACGACGTTAGCCTGACTTTCTTGGGCGTTTTGCTGTGCGGTGAATGCCTTGATAACCGTTTCTCTAGCTGCGTTATCCGCCTTCTTGTTCTCAGCGACTGCAGCCCCCATCTGTGCCTGCGCCATAACCATTTCAGGGTTAGGCTGGCTCTGAGCTGCAATCTGAGCCTGCTGGACGATCTGCTGCTCTTCCTGATTTCGCGGCTTAGCAATCCCAGAGGTCAGAAGCTGCTTGCGGTTGAACTCTTTGAAGTCTTCCAGCCCTTCTCCGTCCAGGTTATCCATGATGATTCCTTGGATGGCTGGTCGAAGCGGATCGGTTGGCAACATAGAGTTGAGGACGTTAGTCAACACAGACACCGTAGCATCACGTCTTGCCGTATAGCTTGGACCGACATCAACAGTAACGTCATAGCGCCCCGTAGATAGGTCGTTCAGCGCAACTACTCGGCCGGTCTGCCGGTCAACAACCTGCGCATTCATCAAAGCGATGTCGTCGGTTCCGTCTTCGTTAACCACGCGCACTTCACGCTCTGAGCCGTAAACCTCTCGAGCCATAGACAGCCAGACTTCACCGGCACGCTTCAGACTCTTAGCCATGTTGTCCAGGTAGATAAACGATGCCATGTCGGCGCGGTTCATCAGGTTGTTAACGGTTTCCTGGGCTACGTTGCTCGGCATCTGCTGCATTGCCTGACTGCCGCCGGTAACCTCCTGAATGTCAGCGCTGGTCTGCTGCAGTAATGCAGCCAGAGCCTGGTTCATTACTGCTGGCTGCGTATAGCCTGCTGGCGTAGCACCGGCGACGATGTTCCCTGCCTTATCCTTTACCTCACGCAGAGGAAGGAACGCTGGGCGCTTCTTGTTGCGCGCTTCCCAGTGCTTTTCTAGCCCTCTGATTTGCTCCATGCCGACGATGGGAATCTGGCCAGGGTCTTGAGCTGCCGTATCAGCAAGCATCGAAACCTGCAGGTTATAGAGTCGTTGCGGGTCCATAGCCTTGGCAATGTGGCCTTCAACGCGCTCAATGTCGTCGATAAACCAACGCTTGCCATATACCGGAATAAGCGGGATATGCTCACCAGGAATGCGACGCGGCTTCTCAAGGAAGTTCTGGCCGTCAACCACTGACACATAGACGCGACGACGCTTCACAGAACGGCGCGCAACCTCTACGAATCCAGCCTCAGCAAGCTCATCCTCGATGTCTTCGATTTGATCGCTATCGTAAGTAGCGATTTCCCCAGTCAGAGGCTGCTGGTAGCTGATAACATCAACCGATTCCTTGCGCACTTCATAATACTTGGCGATATAAACGACTTCTGGCTCGAACCAGTCAAACTCCCAAGAGGAGATCGTCGTTACATCGAGTGACGCTGGCGGAGTCTTGCCGTATTCAGCTTCGTACTTTTCAGGAGATAGAGAGTACATGCAGAACGCCCACAGCGCATCTGACTTGTCGTACTTCTTCGCGTCAGGGTCAAACCACACTGAGCGCGATGGGTCGTATACCGGCTCAATGGCAATACGCTGGCGCTCGTCCATCGGGTCGTATTCATTGACCAGCATCGATGTCAGTCGGAAGCAGCCAAAACCACCGGTAGCCGCATCATCAAATGCGTTATCGCAAGCCTCGCCGCCATCAGTTTCCTCGTAGTCAGCGCGGAACAGACCATTCAGCTTGTTGGCCAGCTCTTCGCTTGCCTCGCGATCTCCAGGGCGAAACTTCACAGTTATGCGGTTGTTCCGATACTCGGCAATGATGCGGTTAAGCTCAGTGGCCACCTTGTTGATTTCAAACTTCGGGTATTTCTCGAACTGATCATCAAGCTTGGTTCCCGCTGCTGTTGCTCCTTCCCATTGACCGCCAGGGACACGAGCGAATCGCGTAGCTTCGATGCACTTTTCGCGCACGTCTTGCTGCGGCGTATAGGCGCGGTCAAACCTGAGCATGACGCGCTCATGTTTTTTCTCTAATGTCTCTGCCATGTTTACCAACCGGAGGATGAGGGAACGTAGACATCCTCTTCAACTGGAGGATTCTTTATGTCTGCATAACGAATTGCATAGCGACGCATCATGTAGGCGTAACGGACAGCATCAAGAATGTCGTCGCGTACCTTCACAATCTTTCCTTTCTCGTCGCGGTGATAGAAGTTGTACTCTTCGAAGAAGTCACGGAGGCCAGAGAACACCCTGAATTTACCTCTGCGCATTAAGTCATATAGCTCGAATAAGCCGGGCTCTACAGATCTGCTGCCATCTTCCCACTGCGCGTGCTCAGGCAGCATCTGGAATCCAGCCTCTTCATAATATGACTTCTGCTGAAGGCCAGAGCCCTTCTCCGTCTGAAGCCCATCTGGAGGCCATGCGGTTGGCACGTTATCAGCCCAAGACTTCACTGCGCTGAATGCTTCTGCTGGTGAGACCTGGCGAGCCTTGTATGCTCGGGTAAGATAGAATGATTCATTCTCAATATCCCATGCCAACTGGACATGCGCTTGCGGGTGATCCCAACCAAAGTCCATGCCATTGATGACAAGCCAGTGATCTGGGATAGGGAAAGGGTCGCACTTTACAAAATCTTCTCCGAGGTCATAGATTCGCCCATGCCCAAGCATTGGGATACCCTTGGTGCGCATATCCCTTTGATGCGGCGGGTACGACTCAAGCAGGTCTTTCTTCACTTTATCGCTTAAGTGCGGCGCATCATCCCAGCCAACGTTCATGCAGTGCTGACCAGATGACGGGTTATCCATGAAGGCGATAACCAAATCAGTACGTCCATTCTCCGGCGTAAACGTCAGAATCCCACGCCCGCCATTACCTTTGTCGCCGGTAGCAGTACGAGTAAGCACCTGCGGATAGATCGTCGCGTCTTTTGGCTCTTCGTCGATATGGAACCAGTCAACGGCATCCCCCATCAGAGCATGCTGGCCTTGTGAGTACGACCAGAACTGAATCTTTGATAGCTGCCCTGACTTGTGACGGATGTATGCAGAACGAACGGCATTAGGCGTACCCTGCATCGGCTCTGTATCGACAATCAATTCGCCGGGTATTAATCCGCCATCCCATCCATTATCAGTGCGACGACCAAGGATAGGAGTCTGCAATAGGTCTCGGCATTTCTCACCAGAGTATCCAAGGCACCATATCAAAGGGGCATGATCGAACTTGTGTCCATCCCACCCTTCTGGGTAATCACCCATTGCGTGGATAGCATCAATACCAGTGCCGGTATCAGTCTTGCCGGTACGGTTAGCTGCGATCAGTGCAACCTGGGTGAACTGAGATGTTGCGGCAATGAATTTCTTTTGCCAGGGGTAGCGTGTTTTGTAGAAGCGTTTGTAGCGATAGACGTTCTCGCGGCGCAGTTTTTCTTCGATTAACTGGATTAGCTCAATCTTCTGGCTCTTCGTCATTCCGTTCAGTAGAGGCAGCTTGTCCATTCATTAGCTCCCTTATTCGCTTATCAATATCATCGTCTGAACGGTCAGCCATTGTGATCGTCTGGTCATGCTGGATTCGTTCACCGTATTTCTTTGGCATGATCTTCGACAGATACCATTTGCGCGTATCTATGCGCAGCCTTGAGCGCTGCACATGCTCGCCATTAAGTTGGTATCCGATCGCGTTGCCTTCCTTATCGAGCTTTTCCATCCAGTCGTTACTGCCATCATCAGCAATATCGAACAGCTCTTCGGCAATAGCCTCTGCGCCTTCCTCCTTCGCTCGCACGTATTGGGCGCGAAACTCAGGGATTCGGCTAATCCATCTCAGCACTGTTTGCTTGCATGGCATCCCATCATCACGACAGACGGAGCGAAGCGATTCGCCCTCCGCCAGTCTTAGGCAGATGCTTTCCGCTAACTCTTCTGTGTAATTTGATGGGCGACCGCCTTTGTTTATTTCATCGCCCATAAATCACCTTATGGTTTAGTGAATGCCTGAGCGTACTCAACCATACGGCCAGGGGTTAACTGGATAACGCTCATATCACCCAATGGCAGGAAGCCAGCGGTGATCTTCGCGTTGCACTTAATGGTGAAGTCGGCACGGTCAGAGCTAACCACGATGTCGTAGTCAGTTGCTGTAACGCCGCCGGCAGCGACAACCTGGAAATACTCAGTCTTGGTAGGAGTGGCGTGAACGCCAACCAAACCGCCTTGAGGGAAGCGTGATGCTGCAATATGCGACTTCACCACTGGAATCAGGTTTGCTACAGAACCGGCGGTTGCTGTCTGCATGGATGTGATTGCCATTACTTAGCCCCTTTCTTTGGTTTCTTCTTGCCTTTACCGGCCTTACTCATAGCAATGGCGATAGCCTGGTCTTGTGGCTTGCCTGCTTTAACTTCGGTAGCGATGTTCTCGCTGATGACCTTTTTCGACTTACCTTTCTTCAGTGGCATATCTTCTCCTTAACCAAACAGGCCGAGCGCTTCTTCTGCCATCTTGATGGCTTTGTCTACACGGCCGACGACGCCTGGCTCTGTTTGCACGCGCGTATAGGCATCTTTGAACAGCTCATACTTGAGCTTATTACCACCGATGAAGGTAATTGCCTTTTCGCCTGCAGCGGTGTCGCTATGAACCAGTTTGAACACTTCGAGGTTCATTGCCTGCTCTTCGGTCATTTCTGTAATTGCCATGATTGGCTCCGTCAGTGTTTGTTTAGATATTCGGCGCCGAAATAAACGAGCGAGATCCATGTGGTGAAAATTAGCGCCACAGGGATATAGAATTCACTTAGGTACGCGATCCGATGCATGATTCGCTTTAGAAGGCTTTTCTGGACGCACACCAACACGCCTGCCAAATCAGGCCTGATAACTACGTAGGACGGCGGCTTGTTGAAATTCATATTTATCAGTTGCCCTATTCGAATTTTCCATTATCGAAGCCACTAGGTTAATGGCTTCTGTAATCGCTTAAATTGGCTGCTGAAGTTTAGAGCTGCATCCGCGGTTGATAACCTCTACCGTCTTACCTTCAATGGTAGTGATATAGGCATCTACTTCCGCGCCAATTTCGAAGCAAAATCTTTCATCCTCTCCAGTAACGCAGCCGATCGCATCATTACTGGTCAATGGATAATATCTCTGGATGGTAAACCTATTGCCGAGAGCAATAACCTTGGTGCTTTCAGTTGTGTGTTGTTTCAATGCGTACATAGTGATTCCTTATTAATTTATGCGTATGTTTCGCAGCATCAGCCACGCCTCGCGGAGTTGCCTCGCCACTTCCGTCTTTCCGGCTGCCAAGACGTGATCACCTCCTGCTAGGTAACACAGTCTTATTCCTTGTCGGGTGGAATTCTTCGCTTAATATTCTTGCTCGCTGGCGTTATTAACACCGTCAAGCAGTTGATTAACGATGTAGGCAGAACGGCTTAGCCCACCTAGCAGAGAATGGTAATTACCGAGCACATGACGCCCTTGCACTACCGAGCCTTCGTCGGTAATGGCGACCAGCACCAACGTGCGCAGTGTTTCGGTATCGACCTTATCCAGAACATCGAGCAGGATGCGCCGGATTTTCTCTTTATCGCGTTCGATAGCTGAGTCAGTCTCGCCGGGCTTAATCAGATTCAGCTTGGTTACGTTGTCCATGAGCCCTCACTTAGCCAAGCAAACCTGGTTGATGTAATCCTGCAATCCGGCGATCTGCCTATTGGCTATTTCGATTCGCTCTCTGAGGGTGAAATAATCCCGTTGAGCGGCGTCAGTAAGTCTGGGGATGGGAGCATCATCCACGCCGGAGGTGGAGGGATCATTCCTACAGTTTGCGGAGATGAGCAGCCGCTTGCGGCCAGCAACGACATCGCGATGCAAATCGCTAATGGTTTTTTGCGCATCTGCTAACTCCTGGGTGTATTTGGCATCCAGCGCAGCAACATCGCGCTGCCTGGTTTTCATATCGGCGATGGTGGCTTTGGCCTGATTCAGCGCATTGGTTTTCTCATCGCGCTGACGCTTGTATTCGGTGGCGTTATCTCGGTAATGGTTAACAGCCCATCCCAGCGAAACTATCAGGCAAGCGATAAGGCCAATGGCAATTGCTGTTAGCTTGTTCATGACAGAAACAGCGAGCGTTCACGCTGCCTGCGCGGAAGGAGAATGTCCGGATCGTTGCCCGCTCGTTTCCATGCCAGGAACTGATCTGCAGCGCCAGTATAATCGCCAGCCTTGAGTTTTCTGAGTAGTGTCGAGCCGTTGAATGCTGATGCGCCGATGTTGAACACTAGGCTGCAAAGAGCGTCGTATTGATTCTGGCTCAGCGTCACATTCGCCGCGTTGATAGCTCGCTCAGTCCACTGCAGGTCAAATCGCAGTAGGTCGGATGATTTATCTTTCGAGATGGTCAGGCCCATTGCAACAGGCTTACCATCAACCAGCCCAGTATGGCCCACGCCAATCGTGGGGATCCCGCGCGTGTCTTTGTATGCGGAGAGCTTTTCACCCTCTTGGCGCTTCAGGAAGTCGATACCGTTATTGCTGATTTTCATCACTAGCACCTACTCGCTTGCTGATAGCGCTGATGGCGATATTGCGGAGCTTTTCGACACCGATGAAGCCAACCATGCCACCAATGAAAGGTGACATGCTTACCGGCAATCCGAACACATCCAGAGCACTGGAGATACAAAGAGAAAGGGCTCCACATAGGACGCCCTCAATCCAGCGGTTCTTTCGCTCTACACCATCGTAAATTAATCGGCCATAGCAAATTAACCCGGCCATCATTGAACCAAGAATTTGCGGCCATGCGTTTTTAAGGCCGTTCAGAACGTCGGCCCAGAATCCAGGGTCACGTTCATTCATTTGACGATCCTGCATACTCTAGCCCCTACACTCGCCCCGCCGAGCGAGTCAACGAATGCACGGTCGTTATCACAGAGAACGCGGAGAGCTCCGATTTGAGCGCCCCATGCATCCTTCTTCCACAGTTCAACAGTGGAGATAACTTCATCATCGGTCTTAGCGCTTGCGAGGCCATATGAAACGACAGATCGCGGGTACGCGTAGGCCGCCGAGTTAATCCTCGAATTAACCTCTGCAGCGAGATAAGAAAGGAGAATTAAGCCCAGCAACCAAGGAGACGAACTCACGAAACCAGCCCGGACGAGCTCAGGTAATTTGAGCATGGTGGGTTCCTTACATTGCTATGCTGTAGTCAAAGGCCATTAGTAAGGCCCGCAAATGAAAAAAGGCCGCCCGGAGGCAGCCTTTGAAATTGGGTTGGCAGACTATGTACACACTTGTCACACCATACCCTGTCATTATGGGTAAATAGGTAAAACAAAGTCAAGCATTATCTATGCAACATGCTTAATTTTCTCTACACGTTTACGACTATTGAACGCATTTACCATCGGAGCATAGAGCATAAACAGGCTTGCTTTGAGTATTTCAGCCACTTCTTTCCTGCATGTTTCCTCTGACGGTTTGCGCCACCCCTCCCCTAATCGACCACGGTTAATCTTGCGGGGCTTTGCAGTCGCGTGATAGTAAGATGCAATGGCTCGCTTAGAAGAACCATGAGCGTAGTAGCTGAGCAGGATGTCAAAGGCCTTCTTGTCGATAAACATAACGGAATCTACGACCTGAGAAATCAACATTCCGTCATCGTCATTGCACATCGGCCTGCTTGGATTCTTGCTTGGCTCTACGCTTTCCATGAACTTGGCGATCATGTTGCTCATGCGTCGCTCTAGTCGGCCGGAGTAAACCCATGCTCCCCACAACTCAAGCCAGCCGTTTACCCATTGATGCTGATCATCATCCAACTCAAATTTGCTGATGTTCACGATATGCCCTCCGTCTTAACCGTTCCATGCCGGTCTTGTTTTGTGGTGAACAACGTATGCATTCCTCGTCTGTCGATTACCCTAACGACCATGTTTCCGCCCGGACGTTGAACCACTCCATGACATCTGCCGGTTAGCGCGCGGAGGAATCTCTCCTCTTCGATTGCTGCAGGTATGCTTGTGAACATCAGGCTGCCTCCTGGAGTTTTTTCAGTTCCCGCAATTTCGCTCTGTAACGCGCTCTAATCGCTTCGAGCTCTTCGCGAGTGTATCGGTGTGGGTTATTGTCGTTTTCAAGCGCCATAACTCGCTCAGCGCCGATTTTCGTGATGAGATTGATTCGGTATTGAGTGATTGCGCCGGAGTGATGGACGTTGCAGGATGCGCATTGCAGATGGCAGTTATCTTCGTTGAACCGGAGCTGACCGGCCGCCGCAGTCGTCCTAAAATGTCCTGCGTGATATTCCGTTGCCGTTGTACTGCCGCAGCTGATGCAGCCACTTCCCTCATCCCTAGTTCGTATGTAGTCGTTGAAGGCTCGCTGCGTCATGGCTATCCAGTGACTCAACGGCTTCGCGTCAGCCTTGCGCTTGTTCCACTCACGGCGTGCAGATGCCTCAGATTGCTTTTGCTTGCGCTCTGATTGCTGCTTTGCGTGTTGGATTGCACAGGATGGACTACAGACGATTTGAAGGGTGTTGCGAGGGGTGAACTTTGTGGGGCACATTCTGCATTTCTTCGGCTTCGGCGGTTTGATGCCTTTAGCCAATTTTCCCCTCCCAGTAGCCACGTGGCCACGTCCAGGGTTTCCACCATATCGAGGTACTAACCCAGCGCTCTACTTTCCCTTCCCAATGAATATATTCCCCGCAGAATGGGCAAACCCTATCTTCGGTGAATGCGTTCAGGCTTTGAACTGTTCTGCCATCCAGATGACGATTCCAACATTCTGGGCAGTGGGGGATCTCTCTCCAGCTACTCATCATCATCCTCCGCGTTTCCAATCACCTCATCGGCATGACGGTCTATCTCATCGTTGCACTGCTGGCAGATGTAGCACTCGTCCTCTGCCAGAGCCGATAAGCAACTGCAGCAAATATCTGTGCCGTACTTTTTCGGCACTTTCATAATTTCTGGGATGGTTATGGCGTTCATCGCACGCACCTCATCAGCAGAAACAGAACGGCATTACCCGGCCATGCCAGGCTAAGTAGCAGCATCTTTGTGGTTGATAGGGTTGGCTCGTATTTGCAGAAGAACTCGAAGCTGCGGCCAGCGATGAAGCAGTAAACGCAGGCGGCTATGATTGCTACCGTGATGAGGATTAGCATTTTTCGGCATCCTTCATCATGAGGAAGACAATAGCTAGAGCCCGCAGTGGATTCCGGTGTGTAGAATTCACTCCAGATTCATGGCTCGCTTGCCATACCGTTTTTCCTGACGGTGACAGGCCGATCTTGTGCTTCTTCATGACATGGAATAACTCTTCCGAGCGACGAAGGGGGAAGAATCCAGTGGTCTGTACTGTGTTAAACCAATTCCACGAAAGCTGTGCGCCAGTCTTGTCGATTGGATTGATGACTGCGCTGTATTTTGGCTTTAGGTAATAAGCCAGTCTTACGCTTATTTCTCCGTCACTCATCTTGCTGTAATCAGTCATTTGGCCACCTGCCATTTTTCTTTTGTTGTGTATTGAATCAGACCTTTCTTGCGCAAAAACTGTAATCTTCCGTCGATAATTCTAATCGCCTGCCGTCCACTCAACTTATGCAATCTATTTGCCTCGCTATAAACGCCTCCGCTTTCAATTTGCGAAAACGTTCGTGACCCGGCTTTGATTTTTTCAATAATCATACTGTCGAGCTTGCTGTAATCAGTCATAGCTTTCTCCGTGCGCGACGACGCAGCCACATACTGTCGGCTAAGGTCGCGGTATAATTGAATGTCGGTGTTAACTCGGGATTGGTGCGGGGCTTTCTTGTCTTGCGGTGGTCAGTCTTGAATATCAGGTTATCCATTATGATTTGCGTTGGACTTCGCTGGATTCTCGCCATATTTTCCTCACTGGAATGTCTGCGTGTATTTAGAGTCCGCATCTGAGACGCGTTCTCCCCCACAAAACCTCTGCCGCACTTCGCTATCAGCTACCGGTCCAGTAGCGCCGCATTCGATGCATTCAATACGATTAAATCCGTATGATTCACCATGCTCCAGTGAGTGATTTGTGCCGCAGAAAGGGCACGATTTGCCGTTGTTAAATTTCATTAAGCCACCTTTCTCTTATCGCCATATCGATTAGCCCACTCGATAGCGAGCCGGGATTCATCGCTGAACTTGACGCCCTGTTCAGCACCAAACGCGTTTATCAGCTCGATGAGGTCACGCATCTCGCCGACTGTCATCTTGCTTGTTGATTGCCCAAGAACGACGAAGCCGCCGTCAATGCCAGGAACCGTCTCTTGCTTCTTCTGCGCAGCGGTAAAAACACACTTCCAGCTCTCAGAGCCCATCTTTCGCCCATACCAAACGACCTGCTCGCTGATGTCGCGCAAGGTTGCCCAGAGCTTTGCATTCTGATCTAGGCTTCTGGTTGGCTCTTGGATGGTTACTGCGAGGGGTTTATCTGGATTGACTGGGAGGCTGTCGATGAAGTTTTTCAGGTTCTGGCGTATCTGCGGGCTTCTTAGGTAGAAGACCTGTTTAGCCATTATTTTTCCTTATAAATCCAATCCTGAAGGTTATCCATAGCAGCGTAATCAAAAGAATTCTTGCTTTGAATTCCCTTCTTGGTGAGGGTAGCTCTGAAAAACCTACATGGGCGACATGATAAACCCTATATCCTTTAGCGTGTGATACATACCAAAGCTCTGTAGAAAGTCTGAATCCAATAACTAGGCGGTAAAAATGCCAAAATTTATCAATCGTCATATCACTCCCCTTTGATTGATAGGCCGATAGAGCGGATGGCCTTGATAACGTCATCACGGCTGACTAAATCGCAAAGGTTGAATGCGCATGCTTCTGGAACATCAACCACGATGCTTTCTCGGCTGGCCTGCCACCATTCCCAAGCATTTTGCACATCAATCGAGTGGTACCCCCAATCTGGATTTTCTTCTGTTCCATGATTGTGCAATTCCAGCATAAGTTTTGTTCTTGATGCCGGCACATTGCAATACTGCCGCTTAAACTCGATTTCAAACTGCTTCCGGATCTCTTCGCGTAGCTTATCCATGGTTAATGTCCTAATAAATATTTTTTGATAGTTGCGCCGATTAGAAGAAAAACAAGAAGAATTACTGATATTCCCGCCCAGTCTTTCCACCCGATAAGGCGACATTCACCACGGCCATCCATGAACATTGCGAGTGTCATCACTGGTAAATATGCAGTTATATAAATCGTTATTGCTATGAGGTATGGGCTATCCATGGTTATGCATCCTTTTCCATTTCTGCTATTTCTGCTTTTTTAGCTAGGCGCTGACCACCAAAAATACCCTTGATCAGAACAGGCTTATCTTTCTTCCACCCCTTAATGGTATTCAAGCCAAAATGTTTCGGCTTGTTGTGATTCCAGCTTGCAACAACGCTGGTCTCATTGACCTCGACGATATGTACGGGGTGAACGGACACCGTGGGAATATTCGTGTTCCCCAATTTGTGGCGAGTGATAGACCATACTGTATCCCCAACTTTCAATTTGCTAATTACCATTTTTATCTCCTTTACTTGGCAGATCAGAAACCGCCCTTATGTTTTGATGGTCGGGATTCAGTTTCAGATGCACGAATTTTTGCTTGAACCTGATCGCAGTCGTAAATCGCGCCATGACGTTGCTCTACAAAGACAACGCCGCTTTCACCATGACGGTTGAGTCGCAAGAGCAACTCAGTATCTTGCTGATTGGCGTTCTCGTCGTAAGCTCCCTCTCGATAAATCCCCAGCCAGTAATCGCAGTCCTGCTCGATTTGCCCGGTATCGCGGGAGTCACTTGGCAGCGGCCGCTTGTTGGTTCGCTTCTCAAGGTCGCGGTTAAGCTGGGTAAGCAGAACGACAACGCAGTTCAGCTCTTTCGCGAGGTTCTTTAGCCCTTTAGTGATCATGCCGTAGGCCAGATCGTTACGCTCTGCCTTCTCGGCTTTCATCAGCGTCAGATAGTCAACAAGCACCATCCCTACACTTCCGCGCTCACGCTTAATCCTGCGGCTCTCTGCGACGATATGAGCCAGAGATAGACCTGGGGTATCATCGATGTAGAGATTGCCGCTCTGAGCGATTTGCAGCCCCTTTGCTGACGCCATTGCGAATCGGGTATCGTCGTATCCGTCGAGGTAAAAGTTTGATGAGCTCACTCCAGATGCCTGGGAAAGCGAACGCTCGACGAGCTGCTCCTGTGGCATCTCAAGGCTAAAGGCGATCGCCGGTTTGTTCTCTTCCAGTGCGCAATGCAATGCCATTTTCATGTAGAGCGTGGTCTTGCCCATCTTTGGCCGTGCGCCGACAACGAACAGCGAACCATTCACCAAGCCTTTCGGAGCCAGCAATTCATCCAGCGATGGAATGCCAGTAGAGATTCCAACTGCTGACGGGTCACTGCTCAGGCGCTTTTCGACAATGTTCACCCAGGATTCGAAAGCCTCCGCAAATGGCACCGCGCCACGCACAGAACCAGATCGAGATTTATCGGCAGTGTGCATCGCCAGCACTTGCATGTGCTCCAGCTTCTCGGCAGTCGTCATCGCAGATGGCTGATAGAACACCTCAAGCATCTTGTTGGCCTGCTCGATAGCAAAACGCTCCATAGCGCAGTCCTTCACGCGATTGGCGTATGCCAGAATATTCGCGGCGCTTGGCGTGTTCTTGGACAGTTCGGCCAGATAGGCGAACCCGCCAACTCGGTCAATCTCTCCAGTTGACTCCATGCGTTCAGCTACGGTGATCAGGTCGATAACGCTGCTCTTGGAGTTCATCTCACGCACGGTGCGGTAAATCACTGAATGCGCGTGGCTGTAAAACATTTCAGGTGCCAGGAAAGAAAAAACGCGCTGAACTCGGTCGCTCTGCGCGTCTAGTAGGATTGAGCCAAGCACTGATTGCTCTGACTCGATGCTGCTCGGTGGCAGCCGGTAATCAGCGGTCGTCATGATCGCCCTCACGCACTTTGAGATAAACATTGTCGTTCAGCAGGAAGTCAAATCCCTTCTTGTGCCAAACAGTCCCGCGCTGCTGATTCTGACGCTCTTCGAACATCCAGCGGCAGTTGTCGCGAACGTAGCCCAGGTATTTCCGCCAGTCATCCATCGTGAACCCATGTCCATCCAGCTGACGAGTAACCACCCCAGCTTTTCGCCAGAAGGTTTTAATCGAGCTGCGACGTTTCTCGTTTAGTGCTCTGACAGACTTCGCTTCTGGCAGGATTTCGTGATAGGCATCGATGACGTCTTGACATGAGATTGCAGATTTTTGCTTTTCTGATTTTTCGCTGGCTGATGCACTCTCATTAGGTTTACCTAATGAGTTATTATTTATATTGTTGTTTATGGACAATCGTTGGACATCCGTTGGATAATTATCGCTGTGAGCCGCATTTTCACTGGTGTTTGCGTTGGACAATCGTTGGACATCCGTTGGACAATTTTGAGCCTGAAAATCGTCATATTTTAGGATGGTAATCAGGCTAAATTTCCTGCCCATTGCCTCGATTTTTAACATCCCTTTTGACTCGAAACTGCGGAGCAAGCTCTTAACTTTGTTGTCGGGAATGAACGTCTCAGCCACAAGGGTTGGACGCCCGGTAATCAGTTGCCCTCTTCCGACCATCATTTCCCCAACGTCGGTTTTCACAACCGCTGGAGAGTAGTTGGCTTTCAGTATCAGGTGAAGCCATAGGTGTACTGCCTGAGAGTCCTTGTACAGCTTGCTATCCATGAATTGACGATGAATCAAGGCAAACCCCTTACCGGCTGCCTCCGGTGTCTCTACGTGGCGCTCCTGCTGCCTGTAGTCGGATAATTTTCTAACGACGCCCATTCTTTTTCACCCCTGCCAGTGCAATCCGATATTCACCAATGAACCGAGCAGCAAAGCTACGGTTATTGGCGGCTGCAACAACGATTCCTTCCGGTGAATCAGGATGCCGTCGTTCCTCTTCTGTCTTGTAAATTCGGCGATTTTTTGCCATAATTTCCTCCAGTGGGTTGCTCCAAACATCACTATCACGCCTCGAAAGCTGCAACTTCCGGGGCGTTTTCTTTTGGTGACAGATATCCAGCCAGGCGCTTAGCCAACTCCGCCATTTCTTCGTCTTCCATCCCCCACTCCAGAACGGCCAATAACATCGCCATGCGAGGGATAAGAGACTCTTTCCAGCGTGTGATTTGAGATGGGTTAACACCTACTGCAGCTGCAATACTTGTGACGCCTTTCAGCGCTATCTTGTTGAGCAATGAGCTTTCAATGCGACGGGCATCATTGCGTGTTTTTGCAGTGTCCATACGTAATACTTCCTTTGTTGATAAATGATTAATCGCGACTAAGCTCGGCTTAGTCTTCAAATGCTCCACACTGGCGGAGCTGGTCAGGGATGTTAAAGAGCGTTGATGCTTATGCAGCTTCTACAGGTCTTGGGAAAAGCTGCGGTAAATCTGGGCGGATCTCGTAGGCCTTAACTTCACCCTTGGTGGCCGTAACGATCGCCGTTACGTTTTCAGGAGAAACTCGCTTTTTGTTATGTAACCAGCACCATACATTCGGCTGACTTACTCCAACGGAGTCTGCGAGTTTTTTCTGACTACCAAGTAATGAGATGGCCTTGTTGATAGCTTCATTGACCATGTTTTATATCCTTGGGTTTACTCACCAAGAATAATAACCATGAGTCTAATAAAATGCAATACCCAAGGATATTTGACGATGGATAACCGTGGTTATATGTTCGAGCGCATGAACATAGATACCCTTTCAGAACGATTAAAACTGGCAATGGAGGAAGGTGGCTTTACGCAAGCGTCGCTTGCAGAGGCTGCTGGAATCGCTCAGCCTAGTGTTTGGAAAATCGTCACAGGCAAAACTAAAACATCCTCCAGAGTTGTTGAGCTGGCTACGGCTTTAGGCGTTCGCCCTGAGTGGCTAGCTAACGGCATTGGACCAATGCGGGATGGCAAGTCTTCGGCAAGTGATGGGCAGGATATCGATCCAACAACCAAGCTTCCTGGTGTGTTTGTTGTCCCATTCTTTGATGGAGAGCAGAAGACAAACAATGTTGCGATAGTTCCTGACAGCATTAAATCGAAAAACTGCCGGGCTTATAGACTTAGCCATGACACTGGATTCCCAGAGATGCCTAAGTCTTCGGTGATCGTGATAGATACCGATGAAAAGCCCGGCAACAACGATTTTGTTTACGCAACTACTGGAAATTCTCAAGCGGTATACCGGTACATGCTGGGAGATAACGACGGATACTTAGTCCCAAGCAACGATAGGCTTCCTGTCATTCCTATCGGAGACAAGGCCAAAATCATTGGCGTCGTTGTATACATATCAAGAACCATTAAACGGTAAATCTCTAACTTCTTCCCATGGCTTCGTGTTTCAAACGGAGCCTGCTCATACCTCCCAGGCTCCAATCTGATGAAAGTCGCACTCATGCGACACCTCACATTAATCATCTGTTATAGATATATTTTTTACATATCACTGTATATATTCACAGTAAATATACTCTATACCTCGCGAAGAAAAGATCAACCTTCCATACAAAACTTTTAGCTAAACGCTAAATCATTACCAAAGTGATTTTATTTTCTCATGGATATCATGATTTTATACCCATTTTGCAATTTATTATACCCAAGGGCATTGACCGTAAATAACCATGGGTATAATATTCATCTCAACAGCAGGACGCTGACCAGCCAAACGGAAGATTGGCACCGCTCTTTAACAATAATGGGAATTTCTCCTGCCAGTGTAGGAGACCAAAGCGAAGTGGCTTTGGGGTGTGGTGAATGCGCAGGCTGATGCGCTAAGTGTGATAGGTAGGGCCTGAACGAGCACACAGATATAGGCTATATGCTGGTCGCAGCCGAGGTAACAAGCACCGCCGTATGCCGGAGATCAGCACCGGCCACCACACCACCAAAGCCACTTACTGGAGGTAGTTATGACAACAATCATCGTTAAGCCAGCGAAAGAAAACAGCAAGACACGTCGCTATCGCCAGCGTGGTGAAGTGATGGCAAAACGCCGCGAAGATGCGGATACAGCAAAGAAGTTAAGCAAAGCCTGGGCGAAGTTGACCCGAGTCGAGTTACCGGCACAGAAGCATGTTTATAGCGGCTCTTGCTGCTTGCCAGAGGTGGCTATGTTCGCAGCAGGGCATCGCAAATCAAACAAAATCACCGCACGTTAACTGAAAAAAATGGAGCGCCACTATGGCTAGCACGAAAAAACCAAACCATTCAGCAAAAGTCAAATACTGGTCTGATGGAGTAACGGGAGAATGCAACGGAAGCATAGTTATGTGCATTGAAATGTTATTTCTTTCAATTCCAAAGGAAAAACAAATTGACTGCCTGAACAGGTTGAACCAAGCACATACGCGGATGATTGAAAAAGAATCATCACAAGCCGCCTAGCGGCTTTTTTTACGCCTAAAAGTCGAGGTAAGCATGAGCTTCAGAGGAAAGGTTTGGTTTTGGATGTTGGTTTCATGCGCCCTCTTCTGGTGTGGCGTGGCTATTGGATTGATGAGGGTTATGTGATGAGTGAATGGATTAAGTGCAGCGACAGACTTCCAGAATCAAAAGATGATTCAGTTTTGGTTTGCTCGGTTACCGGCTCACCTGAAGGGAGCTATGGATTCCCTGCTGGAGGTTTCGACATGGTTCATATTCAGGACTACTTCGATGATGTGGGAGACGGTTTTGATGAAAGTGGCGCTCAGAAATATACGAAATTATATATCGGCGCAGGGATAACCCATTGGATGCCATACCCAGCACTCCCCACTGACTGACCATCCCAAAGCTCATATCCGTGTGAGCTTGATGATGTTTAGAGAAGCCTCGACACCCTTTAGGCCGCCATAGTGCGGCCATTTTTTTACCAATCGCTAAGCCAATTTACGAGTTGGTTCAGCAATGAATACCTATCAATCAGGAGTTACCCATGCAGCAACTTGCTTACGCTGGGTGCCCGCTCATGGGCGCTCAATCTGAAACATTACTCGAAATTATCACCCGCCGTATGCGCTGTATTGGCCGGTGGTTGAAAGACACTCTTAATCAAAGGGGTGAGCCATGAACAATCCATTTAACACAGCTCAGTTCACCGCCAGAGCCGCTATACAGCTTCGCAGTCCAGCATTGTGGGCAATGGCTATGGTTCAGCTTAAACAAGCCTGGAGGTCGAAATGAACGCACAACAGGCCGTAGAAATTGAACGCATCGTATCGACCTTCACTGAAGAAGATAACGAAGCGGTTTATGAAGAAGTTGAGCGCCTCGATAAGCAGATGCGGATTGGTTACATGGAGAAAATGCTTAGAGAGCATCTTCCGCACTGTGAAGCCGAGACATTCGCGCTGGCTACTGACTCATCCGAGTTTCAGGAGATAGCCAGCAAAGCAATTTGGGATTGTCTGACAGAGATTGTGAAGCGTGAGCGGGCTGTCGAGATATACCGGAACAAACACAGATACGACGAGGTAGCGTGATGAGCTTCAGCATCATTGAATTCGTGAAACAGCAGGAGCCGTTGTTTAGCGGCGCGCTGACTGACCAATCAGTTACATGGGCTAAGGAAAGCCAGTTCGCGATGCAGCTTTTCCAGAAGAATGATTTCCTGACGAAAACGGCAATAGGGAATCCGGCAAGCGCGCAGAACGCGATTATCAACGTAGCGGCAATTGGTATCACGCTGAACCCAGCCAGCAAGCTGGCATATCTCGTTCCGCGCGATGGAATGGTGTTCCTCGACATCAGCTATATGGGTCTGCTTCATCTCGCTCAGGCTACCGGGTCGATTAAGTGGGGTCAGTGCAAGCTGGTTTACTCGAACGATACCTACGAATCGAATGGACTGGATAGCGCACCCACCCATAAGTACAACGCTTTCGGCGATCGCGGTGATGTGGTCGGCGGATATTGCACGGTTAAGACTCCCGACGGAGATTATCTTACAGAGGAAATGAGCCTCGCAGAGATAAAGGCAACCGAAGCTACCAGTAAGGCAAAGAACGGCCCGTGGAAGACGTTCTGGGCGGAAATGGCGCGCAAGACGATCGTCAAGCGGGCAAGCAAATACTGGCCGCGCGCCGAGCGCCTGGATAATGCAATTCACGTCCTCAATGAAGAGGAAGGGATGCACCAAGAGCCGGTAATGCCACACACGCCTGAAAGCGAAGTTATCGAAGGTGAGAACGCACGTAAGCAAGAGGTTTACGAACTGGTAGAAGGAATCTGCCAGAAGATGGAAGCGTCAGAAAGCATGGATGAACTTAAGCCACTATTCGCTGATGCGTTCAAGTTAACTCGCGGCATGAAGCTTCAGCAGAACGTGCAGGCCATCTATTCAGAGCGCAAGGCGCAGCTTGAAGGGGCAGCGTCATGAGCAAGCTATACGACATCGCCAATGATTACGCGAAACTCATGGATTCTGGTTTAGAGCCAGAGATGATAGCCGACACCATCGAAGGAATTGATGGCGAGCTGGTTGATAAGGTCGAGCAGTTGCTTGCCATCTGCAAAAACGAGCAGCTCTATGCTGAGGCTTTGAGGAATGAATCAAAGTCACTACAGGAAAGAGCATCGGTAGTAGAAAACAAGATTTCAAGCATCAAGGAGTACATAGCCAGATCGCTTGAAACCGCTGGCAAGAAGTCAATCAGAGCGGGTTTGCACCAAGTAACTGTTCGTGTTCCATCCCGTCAGGTTGATATCACCGACGCATCTATCCTGCCGATTGAATTCGTTGAGTATGAGACAGTCGTCAAGCCAGATAAGCTGGCCATCAAGCATCAGCTGGACGCAGGAATCGCCGTTCCTGGTGCTCAGATAAAGCTTGGCAAACCATCGTTAATCATCAAGTGATAAGGTGGTTTATGGCTGAGCGTTGGCAGGATTTCGAAAGAAAATATCTCCGGCAAGCCACCAAAGACACGGAAGTAGAAATCATCGCAAGGAAGCTTGAGCGAAGCGAGTCTGCAGTCATTAGAGAGGCTCGCCGATTGAAGCTAAGGCGCATCGGTGGCACTTCACTTCACTACCGAAACAAGAAGCAGCCGCTTCGAAAATGGCGGCATCTAATCAAGCCATGCGACAAATGGAGCCAACAAGAGTTGGCTCTTTTTTTTACCCATTCAAACCAGCAGATAGCCGAAATAACCGGTCGCTCAGTTGAGTCAATCGGAGATAGGCGTTTGCTCGAAAACCTCCGGCGAAATGGCTGGCTAACCAAAAACTGAGACAACTCATGTTCGGACTATTTCTTCTCATCTGCACAGGCAGCGCGGATGTCTGCAGCTATCAATCTGCTGGCTACATCTATCCGGATTACCAGAACTGTACTGCTGACATCTATGCGCAAAACCTCCCCTCTTCTTATGAATGCCTGCCAGTTGATGCTGTGGTGCGGGCTAAGGATGACCTATGACCGAAGTATTGACCTATGAAACCCTGAAGGCTGAGCGCGATGCGCTGGCTGTGGAGAATTCGGCGCTGAAGCGCGAGCGCTCTGAACTGAGTGCTATCGGCGAGCTAATCCGCACCCAAGATAACCGTATAACTGACCAGCCATTTTTTGCAGTCATGACCAAACGGGAAATCGTCGCCTCTGAAGACCACGACTGCGACCGTATTTGCTGGGTTGAAAACCAGAGTGGCGATTATATCGAAGCCACAGAGACACAGTATCGGCGCTTGGAGGCCATCTATCAGGCCAAATATGAAGTTAGGGATGGCTGGGATAGATACGCCATGAAAGAGATTGATGTGTTTGTGACCGGCTGCTTTACCGAGCAAGGTTGCAAAGACTACATCAATAAAAATGGTCACAACCTCAATAAACCGTTCATTTACGCCTTTGGAAGCTATCGCAACGATGAATATCAGACGGTACGGAAATTCATCATGCAGATACCTGAAACCCCAGCCACTGACGCCGCACTTGCAGCTATCCAGGCGCAGGGAGTGGAGAAGTACGCATCAGACCTTGACCAAATCGCCTCAGAATCAAATCCGGCAGAACCAAAGCATACTGTCGCTTCCAGCTATGCGGATGACGCTCGCTCATTCGCTAAGAAGCTGCGGGAGGCCAAATGAAAGAGCGCCCAGTGATGCCAGCAAATGAACTGAAGCCGTGCCCGACTATGGGATGCGAGTGCCGGGGTTGCCCTGATTGCCATGGGGCAAGCAGCACAGGATTGAAGAGCGGTGATATCACCAACGAAGCAGCGCGGAAGGAATTGGAGTTGTGGGCCGAGGCCCAGGAGCCAGAAACGGCAAGATGCCCAGGATGCGGGAAGCGTGGCGAGTCAAATCAGAAGGACGGTGGTTTCTACTGCTACGGCAGTGACCGTTGCTGTCCATAGGCCCAGGAGAAAGCATTATGAGCAAGTACACGTTCGTTGTTGAGTTCGAAGACGGCAAGGAGCCTGGCGTTGGTTTTGGCACAAAGATTCTCGGCGGCAAGCTATGCATGGTGGCGTTCGAAGACATCCGAAAATACCAGCTTGAAGAGGAAGAGGCTTACGCCTTGAAAGAGTTCATTGCTGAGCACCAGGCAGATTTCACGGCTTGCTGTGAAGAGAATGAAGTTTCCGGTGAAGCCATTCACGAAAAACTACGTCGTCAATCATGAGGCAGCAGATGGACAATAAGCTGAGCGAACTGAGCAATCCGGTGGCATGGGAAATGCGCTACTGGAACAGCGGCTACAACATGTGGCACGACTGGGAGCGCATCACAGCAGAGCAACACTCAGAAATGAGCATGCAGCACGCGACGGACAACGATTACGAGTTCCGCGCGCTTTACGCCGCCCCGCCAGCGCCAGCAGTGCCGGAGAAATGTCCAGAGCATGTGCGCTTCCTGATGAACATGCATGCGGACGATCTTTTCGATGATGACGATGCTCAGGAGATCTGGAGCGCCTGCCGCGCCGCAATGCTGGCAGCAGCTCCGGAGGGTGGGAATTGACTAACAGACAACCATAATTATACTGTATGCATGAACAGTGTTTTTATGGTGTGAGTTATGACTACGAAAAACGACAGCGGCTATCAGGTCGTTTACCGCGGCGAGACGCTGGAATATCCCAAAGAAGGCGGCTGGGTGTTCTTCCAGCGCCTGAAGGAATACGGCGGCGGGTACTGGCTGGGGCGCACCTATCACGATCGCTTCGTTCTGGAGTATGATCGGCCCACTTCACTACATGACGGCATCAAATTTATCCTCGAGATGCGCGCTGCAGAGCTAAATTTTGCAACGTTCGATGATGACTTTGAGCTGATATAGGATCGGGCAATGTCATACAACATAGCGGATAAATCACCGGAAGAGCGCGAGAAGGTTAACGTAGATTTGGCTGCTTCAGGCGTAGCGTACAAAGAGCGCATGAATATGCCGATTGTGCCAGCACAGGTTGAAGAAGAACAGCCTGAGCATCTTCGCGAATACTTCCGTGAACGACTGCAGCATTATCGTGGCCAGAGCCACAAATTCCCAGGTCCGAATGACCCACGCTATCAGCAGATGGCAGAAGCCAACGGCAAAAAGTAAATCTAACCAACTGACATGAACCCGCTTCGGCGGGTTTTTTGTTGCCATATCTCCAAGCGGAGTAACCACTATGGACACTATCAGCGTCAGGATTCCCCGCGCCTATTTCACTGACGGGCGCGTTAGCACGGATGCATTGCAGCAGAAACTTCATCAAGCGCTATGGGAGCGCACCGGCGTAATGCCTGCTCCTGTTCGAGTCTTCTTGCATGAAGGGCAAGCAATCATGGCATCCGGCTGTGGCGCTGATGATGTCGAGAGTATTTTAGGATTAGGAGTTAAACATGGCTGACATCATCGACAACGCACAAGAGCAAGAAGAGCTGATTATCCTCGCGGCCTTATCCAACCGGCCTAAGCCGTCAATGGTGTTTACTGGCCGCTGTTATTGGTGTGGAGAGACTATCAGCAAAGGTAATTTCTGCCTTGGCGATAGCTGTGCTGAAGACTACGAACGCCGGATAAAAGCAGACAGGCAAAGAGGTATCGCATGAGAACAAAACAAAGCGCCCTTCTCATCTTTGATGGTCGCATGATTACCATCTATCTCGGCGCGGCTGATGATGAAGAATACGCAGGCAAGATGGCGATTCTCGAGCAGATCGTTAAGCCAGGCGTGAAGCTCATCGCCGAGCAATCAACTCTCGTTTCGCACACTCCGGCAAACATCACAATCCAGTAGGTTCCAATGGACAAATACAGCCTTTCACGTAGTGAGGCCTGTAACTTTCTTGGCATCTCAGCACCTACGCTGACTAGCTGGATACGCTCTGGAAGACTGCAGGCAACAAGAAAAGACCCATCAAAAACCAAATCCCCATACCTAATCACTCGCCAAGCCTGTATTGCCGCGCTTAACAATCCGATCCACACTGTGCCGGTGAGCGCGGATGATGCACATGAGGAGAAAACAGCATGTCATTATTCCGCCGAGGGGAAACCTGGTACGGCAGTTATACGTCGCCAAGCGGCAAAAGAATTAAGGAATCGCTTGGAACTAAGGACAGACGCCAAGCGCAGGAGTTGCACGACCGCAGAAAAGCTGAACTTTGGAGAATAGACCGGCTGGGAGATTTCCCTGAGGTCACATTTGAAGAGGCGTGCTTACGCTGGTTGGAAGAAAAGGCGCACAAGAAATCACTCGATGCAGACAAGGGCCGGATTGGATTCTGGCTCATGCATTTTGAAGGGATGCTGCTGAAGGACATTACTGAGGCAAAGATTTACACAGCAGTCAGCAGGATGACGAACAGAAAGGCAGAAGAGCGGTGGGCGCTTAGGGCTGAAGCTCTTGCAAGGAAGGGAATTGAGATAGAGCCACGAAAGGCTGAGCCTGTCTCTACCTCAACCAAGGCCAAACACCTGGCACTGATGAAAGCGCTTATGCGTGCCGCAGAACGTGACTGGAAATGGATTGAGAAGTCACCGGTTATCAAGGTGCCACAGGAAAGGAATAAGCGTGTTAGGTGGCTTGAGCCAGCTCAGGCACAGCGACTTGTTGATGAATGCCCAGAGCCGCTTAAATCTACCGTTGAATTCGCTCTGACTACTGGCCTTCGCAGATCGAACATCATCGAGCTTGCATGGTCGCAGATCGACATGCAAAGGAAGGTAGCCTGGATTTATCCCGAGGATAGCAAATCAGGACGGGCAATTGGCGTCGCTCTCAACGACACCGCTTGCGCCGTTCTGCGTAGACAAATTGGAAATCATCATCGCTGGGTGTTCGTTCACAAAGACCCGGTGAGAAAAATGCGAGTAGATTCTAACACTGCGTGGCGCGCAGCGTTAAGGCGATCTGGCATTGATGATTTCCGTTTCCACGACTTGCGACACACCTGGGCTAGCTGGCTGATCCAGTCAGGCGTTCCGCTTTCTGCACTCCAGGAAATGGGAGGCTGGGAGAGCATCGAAATGGTACAGCGATATGCTCACCTTGCACCTAACCATCTAACTGAGCACGCGAGGCAAATTGATGCGATTTTCGGAGGTTTAGTCCCAAATCTGTCCCATGATGAAATTGGAAAGACGGGATGA